TCTTTTGTTGACTCCAACAGAGACAAATACGATCGTATGTTTGTGTTATGGGGCTTATCAAGTATCTATCGTTGGGAAACTTACAGCAGTACATTGAGTTCAGTTGAAGACAATGCCTATGGTAGAATCAATCACAAACCTGGCATAGAAAAAGAACTCAAATATTATTTTGGCCATTTTTGGAATCAAGAACACGAGTTAGAAAAACTTGGCAACAAAATTTTGCTTTTAGATGGGTACTTGACATCGTTGAACATTGATCACTTGTTTGTAAACAGTTTTCAAGGGTATTCAGCAAAAGATTTAAAAATACACAATATCCAAGACAAAAATTTTTATTTACCAGCAGATTCAGAAAATGATCTGGTTAGTTTATTATGTCGCAAAAATCAGATATATATTAAACAGTCAAAAATGCCTTTTTTAAATCTGTTGCGACCAACTGCCAATCAAATTATCAGCAGTAACATTAGAGAGCTACAGCAATCAGGATGGTTAGATCGTGCCACAGCACATCCAACAGTAAAAGCACACCAGTTGATTGCTGATGAATTATACAATTATATAAAGGAAAAACAACAATGAGCGTATTTAATATAAGAAAAACGGATCACACCAAATCATTGGCTTTCCTTGACACCAACGGCACACCGGCGGTACAGCGTTACGACGTATTGAAGTATCGTCAGTTTGACAAATTGACTGACAAGCAACTGGGGTTCTTTTGGCGTCCAGAAGAAATTGACGTTATGCGTGATGCCAAAGACTTCAAAGAACTAACCGACTTTGAACAACATATTTTTACCAGCAACCTGAAGCGTCAGATCCTGTTGGATAGTGTGCAAGGTCGCAGTCCAAATTTGGCCTTTCTTCCATTGGCCACTATTCCTGAATTGGAAACTTGGATTGAAACTTGGGCATTTAACGAAACTATTCACAGTCGTAGTTATACACACATTATCCGCAACGTGTATGCCAATCCCAGCGAAATCTTTGACGAGCTGTTGGAGCTGGACGAAATTGTGGCCTGTGCTCAAGACATCAGCAAATACTATGATGATCTGATTGAATATGGCAATTGGTATCGTATGTTGGGTTTGGGCGAGCATACAGTCAATGGTAAAAAGATTGTTGTGGATATGTATCAACTTAAAAAGAAATTGTGGTTGGCATTAAACTCAGTCAACGCATTAGAAGGTATTCGTTTTTATGTTAGTTTTGCTTGCAGTTGGGCATTTGCGGAATTAAAAAAGATGGAAGGCAATGCCAAGATAATTAAACTTATAGCCCGGGACGAAAACGTACACTTGGGGTCCACGCAAACCCTGTTAAAATTATTGCCTACAGATGACCCAGACTATGCATTGTTAAAAATTGAAACCAAGGCCGAGTGTGAGCAAATGTTTCTGGCAGCTGCTGCACAAGAAAAAAGCTGGGCCCGGTACCTGTTCAAAGATGGATCAATGATTGGTCTCAATGAAGTGTTGTTGAGCCAGTATGTGGATTGGTTGACCTGCAAACGTATGACAGCAGTGGGACTCGACTGTGGTATGAAGCCAGGCTCAAGTAATCCGTTACCTTGGACAGCCAAATGGATTGCTGGTGCTGAAGTACAGGTAGCACCGCAAGAAACAGAAATTACCACCTATGTAATTGGTGGTACAAAACAAGATGTCGACAAAGACACATTTAAAGGATTTAGTTTATAATGATCACAGTATATTCAAAAAATCATTGCCCATTTTGCGATCAAGCAAAATCGTTGTTAAAATTAAAAGGCATTGCATTCGAAGAAATCAAAATTGATGAAACACCCGAAGCACGTGAGTTTGTTTTAAGTGAAGGTCATCGTACAGTTCCACAAATCTACCAGGACGGCAAGTTGTTAGTAGAAGGCGGATTTCAAGGTCTTAAAAAGCAGTCAGAAGAGTTTTTCAATCAACTAAAAGGATAGTAAATGTTAATCAATAAAGGATATGAAGCAGGCGACATCGTTTGCTTCAAAATCGTCACTGGTGATGAAATCATTGCCAAACTTGTAAGTGAAGGATCAGCTGGATTTGTAGTCAGTCGTCCTTGTACTGTTATTCCAAGCCCACAAGGTCTAGGCCTGATGCAAAGCCTGATTTCTGCGGATATAAATACTAATGTAACGCTGAAAAACGAGCATATTCTTATGCACGGTCCTGTAATCAAAGATATTGAAAATCACTATATCCGCACTACCACAGGTATTGAACCAGCGTCAAAAGGAATAATTACCTAATGCCAGCAGCCGCAAGAAAAGGTGACCCAGACACCAGCGATGGTGCAATTACCAGTGAGTGTGTTGATTCCGTGTTGATCAACGGCAAACCAGCGGCAGTGGTAGGCAGTATGGATAGAGATCACGCACCATATGGTCGACCACACAGACCCCACGTGCCCAATCCCATTGTGTCGGGCAGTAGCACAGTTTTCTTTGGTGGTAAAGCAGCCGCACGTGTAGGCGACCCATTTCAATGCGGACACAAAGTTGCCAGCGGTAGTCCAGATGTTAACATTGGGTAACCATGGCAACCGCACTCGCTCTCAACGCCGCTAGTACTATCCTTTCAGGCCAAGGGTTGGCTCCCAACGCCAATCTGATTGCGCAGATTTCTGCATTTCAAGCACACACCCCCATTGTGCAATTGGCAAATCTTTTTGCCTACATACAAACCGATGCCAATGCGGCCGCTAACCTAATGCCAGTATTGAGCACAATAGGTGGATCAAGTGCCAATCGTTGGATATTGGATCTTTGTCCAACCGACACATTGGTTTATATCACAAACAGGCCGTTGGTGTACGGCAACATCGCCGGTAATTACAAACCAAGATTCAGCACTACTATAAGCAATCAAGCAACTGGTCCATTCTCAGGTGGCCTGGCCACATTTGCCAATGTGTACACCACTGTGGCTGCATATACCATTTCAAGTTTTGATGTGGTGGCCAGTGCATTTATGCTTGGTGGAAAAACTTATGCCGACTCTGGAATTGGATTTACGGGGCCGGGCGATTTGGCAACCGGCGGAATTGGCAATGTTGGCCCAACGATCGCTACTGCTGTCAGTGGGTGGGGCACAATGTATGATATCAAAAACATTGCCACAGCCGGCGACACCTATGTGTTTGGAAAAAATTTACTCAGTCAAAAACTTGGCACGTATGGTAATCTTTCCGATCAATTGACCAGCGTGGGATTGGATGTGTCAGATCTGACCACTATTCCCTCATCTACTACTACCACAAGTCAAGTGGCTTCTTCAACCACATCGAGAAGCCTGATTGGGCAAGTTGATTTGCCAAGTTTGGCCACTGTGACCACAACTACAGTAGTGACTGGTAGTAGCCCAGCAGTAGTACAAAACATTTATGCCAATGTCACCGGTAGTGATTTATCAGCTATTATATCAGCCACTAACTTTACTGGCAATACTGCTGCAATACGCAATCTCAATGACTTTTTAGATATCACTCGGGTGGTTCCTGCCAACGTCCTGCCAATATTAAACAGCCTTGGTGCCAACACTTTTGCCACATTTGGTCAGCTGGTACACAACAAAATAGGACAAGGCAATTTTAAATCCTGGGCCGATCTCTCAGCGTTTTTATCCAGTGTTGTGGTACCTGCGCTGAGCAATACTTCAACTACCAGCACCACTCCACTGTTAAACAATGTATCAGTATTGACCAACGGCATCAAAGGATCTGGCCCATTTCAAAATCTCATTATCAGCGATATGTTAGGAGCAGTCGGCGGCGGCAGTTATGTTACCAATTTAACTACATTGAACAACTACTATAACACAGTGGTTACTCCGGCAGTTACATCTGCTATGAGCAACTTGGTTGTCTGTGTCAATCAATTTATGGCAAACTCTGCTGCCGGCAATGCCAACACAGTGGTGGCCAACGTAGCATCAGTAACATCTGCATTGAACGCTATTCCTGCCAGTGCCAATTTGACTCTTTGCCAAACAGCCTATAACACAATGTGGGCCAATGTACAAACAGAAATTGCCGCACTCAAAGCTGCTGGAGTAGACTACAGTGGTACTGTTACAGCACTAAACAGCTTTGCACAGAATTTTTACAGCACAGCGGCAGATCGAGACCGACTGGAAACTTATCAATTTTTTGCCAATTTAATTACCAACGATGCTGCCGGTGATACCTTACGTGCGACTGTGGCAGAAACTATCAATACTCAATTGTTGGGATCACGAGGAATTGTCCTTAACAACAATGCCGATCCTAATTCTGCCATTTCAAATGCTGCCAAGCAAAACGTACCATTAACTACATACTTATCCCAAAATAAGTAGGGTTATAACGGCCAATTTCTCCAAGAAACACTACTTACCTTGACTTGTTAAGACTTATGTAGTATTATAACTA